CAGATGCTACAGGCGCTGGCGATGCTGCTGGTGCAGATGCTACAGGCGCTGGCGATGCTGCTGGTGCAGATGCTACAGGCGCTGGCGATGCTGCTGGAGGTGTCAGTGAAAAATCTCCAGATGCTCCAGCACCACCAGATGATCCACCACTGGAAGCTGGAGGCGTAGGAGATTCTTCTTCTTTTTCTTCTAGTTCTTCTCCCGGTTTTTTATTCGATATGATTGAATATACAAGACCACCAACAACTGCAACTATCCCTGCGATGATTGCGCCTTTCCCTTTGAGGGATTTTAATTTCCCAGAAATCTTTTTAGTTCTTTTAGCTGTTTTTTTCAATGATCCTTTCCAGCAGCTATTTCTCATAGACTTTCCCAGATCACGTAGCATTTTTGCATACTTCGCTATCGATTTTATTTTATCTACGATAAAGCTGATCATTTTTTTAACTAGCTTCACGATAACACCTATCGCAGTTGATAGTGCGCCAAGAATTCCTGAAGTTTCTTTATCATCTTTTTCAAGTTTTTCTGGATCCTTTTTAACTCTCTCAATTCCTTTTTCTAATTCATCTTCTTTAGCTTTGTTATTTGAAAAATTCAATAGACGAGATCTTTCACTAAAAACTTCATCATAGTTTATAGTGAGTTCTTTGATTAAATTGGAAATAGCCATTACGCAGCTTTCCTAGGTTCTTCAATATTGTTCGTTTTAATATTCGTCTTGGAAGAAACAATCACATTAACTTTTGTCTCTTTATTTTTATCGTATTCGGTTGGTCCTGCAGAAGCTAATGTTGAACCAGATGAAGATTTACTCTTAACAATCTCAGTATTTTTTTCTCCAGCATTACGAATTAGATTGACGATTGTCACTCCTCGATTTTTGACTTGCTTATACCATGTGCTATCTTTTAAATTATCTGCAGCGCCTTGAAAGTCGCCAGCCAATAATTGTTTCATCAATGTTGGCCATTTTTTATACCAAGCTGGACCCATATTGAAAGTTAGATCTATTAGAGCAGCTTGACCCATCTTATTTAATTTATCAAACGCTGGTATTTTTTCAGCAGCTTTTTTATGATGTTCATAGTCTTGCATGAACAATTTATCTATTTCGCCCATGGTAAATTCTCTATTCCATTCTGGTGGAAGAGTTTTACCATCACCAATTAAGTGACCTACACCGATAGTCCACAATCCCAAACTATCCTTATATGGCTTTGTTCTTACCCCTTCATGTGTTTTTATCATATCCATAGTGCTCTTATCATCGCCTGCGGATATCGGAGCTGCAATTTTTTCTTCTGGTTTTTTAGAAGGCTCTTTTGTTGGAGTTCCAGCTTTCGGGGGAGCTGGTGTAGAAGTCGAAGACGGCTTCTGTTCTTGTTCTCCAGTCATAACTGGAGCTCCTTCTGATGTGACTAGCCCGCCTCCAGATTCTGTTCGAACTTGACCAGAAATAGGTGCTTGTGCAGTTTCTGTTTTAGTAGGAGTTCCTTTAGCTTCTTCTGCTGGAGGATTTTTTTCTTCCACTGGTTTTGATACTTCGGGGGGCTTTTCTAAAGGTATTTCTGAAATAACTGGAGTATCTTCCTCGCCTCCGATTTCATCTATTTCTTCTTTTTCTTTTTTAAATATTGCAGAAAAATATCCAGCCATGCCCAATGCTATTCCACCAATTAACAATGCTGCTGGTTTTTTAACAAACCTTTTTAATGTTCTTCCAAAAACTTTTATTCTCGTTTTCATCTTTCGAAATCCACCAGTCTTGCATAATTTCATTATGCTTTTTAACAGACCCTTCAATATTTTTTTGCCTATCCATTTTACTAAAGATAGCATCGCTTTGGCAATACTGATAAGTGCAGTTTTTACGATAGTAAATATTGTTTTAAGCGCAGCTAATGCAGCAGTTAAAAATTTAGAAAGATGGTCTTTCATTTTCTTAATGACGAATTTCGTTTTTTTCAAAGTGAATGATTCGGGCGAATCTTTTTCAGAAACTCTTTCAAAAAGTGATCTTCTTTCGTCCAATACCTTTTCAAATTTTCTCTCTAATGTTTCTTCTTTTTTCTTAAAGAGACTACCAAAAATCTTTTTGCCAATACCTGCAACCAAAGCAGTTGTAGCTGCGGATATTTCGCGATCGCCACCAAGTGCTGCGGCTGCACCTAATGCTTTAAATCCTGTTTTGATTTTTGGAATTTCCATGATGGTTATCTTTTCTCTGCAGCCTCCTTCTCTTTTTCGAGATGATCAAGCAATAACTTGATGTAAATATCTCTTTCCCAAGGAATCATTTCTTCGATTTCTCTAAGACTATATTTGTGAAACTGCATCAGAGAGAAATTCGTAGTGTAATAATTCTTGAGACTATTGTGAGAGAGGCATATCAAAAAAAATCAGCGATTCCTTCTAAGGTAACATTATCATCTTGCCCGCAACCTTTACACTTATACGAAATCTCATGTTTCAGTTTAGGCATAGTGTTAAAGAATTGCATAATTTTTTCAAATTGTTTAGAACTTAAAGATTCTAAAAATTCAATAGAATCTTTCTCGCTTTCTGTTTCATGTATCGTATCACCATCAAAAGCAAAATTGATACAATTTGCGACTAGGGTTAAGTCGTCCTTAGTCTTTGTGAGTTTTTTCATATCCTCAATTGTAGGATATCTCATTTGAATACCAAGAGTATCTGTAAGCATAATCTTGTTAGTATGTGAATCTTCACTCTTAACTTGAATAGATTCTACATCTATTTCAACTGGAGTCACAACATCACACTTTTCGTCTTTGTAATTAACTCCGCCACGATGACGATATTCTAATTGAATTTTTTCCCCTATCGACTTCGCGCGAACGTTCAAAAATAAATATTCGAAATCAAAATACGGAATCACATTTGCATCGAATCCATCTTCGAGAACACACGAATTTAAAATATCTCGAATAGTTACAATCATCTGTTCTTCATCATTGCTTTCGGAAGCAAGAAGTAAAACTTTCTCTTCCTTTACAATGAAAGGTCTAAATGATATTTTTTTCTTCGTTGATGGTACGGTTGCAAAAAATTTTGGCGTCGCAATTTTTGGTAAAGCCATATACTACCTCCACATGTTAAAATGGTAAAATGTTTCTTAGGGCGTTTCCTGAGTTTACAATATTTTGTCCTGTTGATGATATCGTGCTTCTTATTGCACCACCTATGCCCTGTGATCTGACAAGAGAAAATATTGGTGAGAATTTTTGAAACGCTTCTATTCCTTGTCTCAAGAATGACTTACCAACAGCTCCAGCGATATCACTCTTCGGATGGTCTTCAGTTACATATGTATATCTCATTTCCACTTGTAATTTTGCAAATGAATCATCTCCCCAATTCATCTGAACTTCGTTAACAGTTATCGGATACGCTTCAACTAATTCTATTGTATACAGATGTTTTAAATTTAAATTTTCTTGTCCCGATATTCCGAAAACATCGAACCCAAATGGATTTAATATTGCAGAGCTATTAATTCCGAATGCATCCGCGACATCTTTTATGTCACCGAGAAGAGACGAGCTCGAATTTCTACCCTGTGAAGATGGAGATTCACCATATTGCTTAATTGTAACTGAACCAACACATTCTTTGAAGTAGCCACAATCATATATTGCAGTTGGATTGCTTTGTTTTACTCTACGTGTGCCAACAAATAAATCCTGCCATTGCATAAAAAACTCGCGCTCGCGCATGTCCTCGCTTAACAATATCGTCAACGATACTGGCGATGAAGTGTATCTATATGGAATTTCTCTAGGTGGACCATAATAGTTTTGAGAAAATGTAGTTAGAGTTCTGGATGGTATGCTAACTTGTTCAATTCGTAATGGCATTGATCTAGAAACTTCGTTTAATAAGTTTCCAGGAGCACCTATCTCTACAAGAAAGTTTGATGTTCTAGCAACGCCGGTTTTTGCAATTTCGGCAGAAAATTGATTTACTCCAAATGGCATATTAGATCCTTGCTATGCTTTCGCTATAAATTCTAGATTCGGGAGCTTTGGCAAATCGTTGAAGCGGAAGTATCAAAGCAGTTTTCCATTCGTTCGCGTTGATCATAAAAAATTTAGAACGCATATGTCCAAGTAAATAATGCTTCACGCATGGTTTAAAGTATTTCATTTTTGAAGAATGACTTAAAATATTATAGGATATTTTCAATCTTGTCGTTTCATCCATCTTATTATTTGTTACTGTAGTAAATAATGCATCCATCAATTTCGCTCTAAGAAGTGGTGGAAGATAGTGTAGATTTATTCCATAAAACCCAGGTCCGGATCCAGCAGTCCCACTTGTTTTCGCGGGAAGGAATGGGAATATTAGAGGGAATCTATCGTAATATGGAAGCTCTTTTTTATACTTTGGATCGTAATTGAAAAGATACATTCTCCCAACAAGCGGGATATTTGTGAGTCTTGTTCGATCTGCATTGATTAATCTTTGCGGAGCCATGGTTGTTTTAGATGCCACCGTTTTAAGCCAACTGGATGCTTCGTCCAGTTTGGTAGGATTTGACGTTGAAAGAGCTTTTTCAAATTCAGCCATTTATACTAATCCTAATTCTTTCTCAGTGAATATTAAAAATTCCCATTTTCTATCGCCGCAATATTCTTTAGCAGCTTTCCATTTTGATGTATTTATTCCGTAAGTCATGACCTCTGTCACATATCTTTTTGTAGGTTTAGAACCTTTCGTTTTCTGAGTAGGAGGTAATGTTTGTTTTTTGGGTTTTACTTCTATAACTTTTGTCGTTTTATTTCCATTCTTATCTACAACACGTATTAAAAAGTCTGGAAAATATCTATGAACTCTGCCATCTATGGGAGATCGATATGGGATCCACAATTCTTCAGATTGCCACTCCACTATGTTATCACTTAGATCAAAATACTTCATAAGTTTGTATTCCCAAGACGAACGAAATACAATATTACATGGATTTCCTCTATATTTTTGAGGAAATTGTGGTTTATATAATCCTTTTCGTGTAGGCATCTTATATTTATGGGTATAAATAGAGGATATTCTATAAGGAAAATAAGAATGAATCCGAATAATCTTAATAGATCTTACCATCCACTTGCAAAATTAGATAAAACTGGAGGCATGGCCTACTTACAATTTCCGGAAGATAAAACCTATCTTGAGCATCATATTATGTTTACAATTTTTGATACAAAAAGAGAAAGTCGTGATTCAGCGGATAAGGAAAAACAAATCGCTACTATAGTTCTTCCGATGACCCAAGAATTGCAAGTCAGTTATAATGCAGGATACGCTACCCCTGATCTTGGTGGAATAGTCGCAGGGGTCCTTGATGCAGTTGAATCTGCTGGCGGGTCTTTAGCGGAAATGATGGATAAATCGAAAGAGCAGGCTGCTGCACAGGTCGAAGCTGTCAAAAAAATGTCTGGATCGGATAAATTCGCGTCAGCGGTTTTAGGAGTTGGTGGTGCAGTATTGAATCAGGTGGCGGGAATGGGTGGCGACACAGTTAAAGCAGGACTGAACGCGTTTGGTGTAGCCAGAAATCCACACAAAGCCACACTTTTTGAAGGAACAGATTTTAGATCACATAGTTTTAATTTTAAATTGTCTCCGATAACGGCAACAGAAAGCACCACAATACGTCAAATCATACATTTATTCAAATATCATATGCATCCAGGATATGCTGGTACGAATATTGGCGGAAGTGATATATCTGCTGGAAATCATTTCTTTTCAACACCAGAGTTTTTTAGAATAAATCTTGCTCATAAAAGTTATACTGTAAATGATTATAGACCTTGCGTTCTAAAAGGAATGACAGTAAATTATCAACCTTCAAACTACCCAGCATATGCTAGATCTAATGGACAAGACCCAGCTCCAATGGAAGTTGTAATGGGCTTAGAATTTCAAGAAATTGAAATTATTACAAAGAAAATTATCGGAGATCCGTATCTTCCGGCAAACGAAGTGAAATCCTATAGACTTGGACTTTCGGACTAATCATGGCACATTATTTTAAACCGTTTCCCGCGATTGAATATAGCATTCCAGGTATAACTTCTATAATGGCTGTTACAGATATTACAAGAAGATTTACCCTCAATACTATTCTGAAAAATAACGCAGCGATTTATTTCGACTATGAAATAAAAGATGGTGATCGTCCAGACATTATTGCAGATAAGTATTATGGAGATGAAACATTGGATTGGGTTATTTTGTTGACTAATGAGATACACGATCCGTATTTTCTTTGGCCTCTTTCTTATGAAAATTTTTCGAGCTATATTAGAAAAAAATACGGTAGCGTTTCTGCAGCTCAATCTGTCACTCATCATTATGAAAAAACCATTCAGGATATAACGTATAATACAGATGGAACTGTGGTCCCAAAAAGAACTGTAGTTGTAGATTATATAACCTACTCACAAGATGTTTCTAATTCTAGGATCGTTGATAATTATACTTATGAGAGTGAGCTGAATGAAACTCGTCGAAACATTAAAATCTTGGATGAAAGATTCATAGGTCTTGTTATTGATAGTCATAGAAGAATATTTAAATAATAATGGAAAAATCATATACACCAGGATTAGTAGATTTTCCTGAACTTACATTAACAAATACTGATGGGTCGCAAACAGAAAATATTTCTAATATCGTTGCTGAATTGAGTTATTATGAGGATATTTTTTCTCCAGCGATATCGTGTTCTATTTTGCTAGTTGATGCAATATCCTTGCAAGAATCTCTTCCAATTGCTGGCGGTGAAGTTTTAAAATTAAGGCTTCGCGCGCAGGGGGATGATGAGGATATTGCAGAAATTAAAACGCAACTCCAAGTATACAAAACGTCTGAGACTTTTTATTACAATGAAAAAACTTTGGCATATACATTATTCTCAACAACAGAAGAACTTCTAACCAATGAAGCGTTTGATAGATTGGTTCGAGGGGGGACCAATGAGTTTACTGTTCATGAAACAGTTCGAAATATATTTCAAAATAATATTTCCAAAGTTTCGAATAAGGAACTTGTTACTGTTGAGGAAACAGAAGGAGTTTTCAATCATGTGTTTCCTTCCGTGAATCCATTTCGCGCCATGAATATTATGTGTTCCGAAGCAAAATCCGCTAAAAATATTTCTTCAAATTTCGTCTTTTTTGAAACGGATAAGGGATATCACTTTGTTACTCTACAACTGCTTTTTGAAAAAAAGCCAACTGATACATATATCTATATCGAAGAAGTCAATGGTCTACAAGAAAAAAGTGATTTACAAGATTTCAAAGACTATCAAAAAATTATAGCTGTAGAAAATGTTAGTGAT